GAGAATCATTCATCCACGGGGGCACAAAGTTCTTCTCGAAAAACCCGGCCCGAGACTCAGCCGCGTTATCAAGGCTGGTCTTCATGATGCCGACTTGGCTGATCAGATTGTCGATCGCCGGATCGGTGATCACACCGCCCGAGTCCTCGAAGACATCGGCGAGATCTCGGCGCGCTACCGCGATATCCCGCAAAGCCGATTGATACGACTTCGCGTGTTCCTCATTGGCTTTGATCTCGGAATGCAGCGTATAGACGGCAGCGGCGGCAGCGGCGAATGCCAGCACCCACGGACCACCCAATACCGACATGACGCCGGAGGCGGCCCGGCCTACGCCGGACAGCGCCGTCGTTGCCGTCGCCTGGATACGGGCACCAGCGGCGGCAGCGGTCGCGCCGACCTGACGAAGCCCACCGACCAATAGACCAGAGCTAGCCACTGCCGCCCGCTGTGCGACCGCGTAGCGGCCCAGCGCCGACGCGGCGGCCTCCGTGGCGATCGTCTCGCGGACCCGTGCGGCAGTAGCCGCCAACCGGGCGCGCAGTGACGCCGCCTGGACGGGCGGCTCTCCACCGATCGCGACCAGGTAGGCCCGCATAACTGCCGTATGTTCGACGAGCGCGGCAGTCTGAGCCCGAGTCGCCAACAACGTAGCCGGGGTGAAGACACCGATCAGGCCCCGCCCGATGTTGCCCCAGATCGTCGCGACTTCCGAAACCCCTTGTATCGCAACGAATCCGATCAATGCCGCCGTTGCGACGCCGGAATGATCAGCAAGGAACTTCATCGCCGACCCGAGCACGCGCAAGGTGTTGGCCACGACGGTGCCGGTATCGCCGGTCAGAGAGAGCAGCGTTTTGCCGACATCCGCACCAACGGCACGAAGCCGAGACATCACACCAGATAGCGAACTACTCGAATCCTGAAGCCTGCCCAGACCTTCGGAGGCTTGAGCGCCACCAGAGCGGAGAGTTTCCCAGACTTCCGACAGCCCGCCTGATTGGTATGCGGCCCGCAGCTCTCTAATCCTGTCGGCTACACCACGGGCGCGAACGCCTAGCTTTTCCCAATTCGATGCCGTGCCTTGGATACTCGCGCCGTTCGACTGGAACGCTCGGCCCATATCCTGAAGGCCATTCGCGATACCTTGTGCTGCCGCTTTCACTTTCGGTGTGACTTGGTCGGCCCACTGCGTCGCGGCAGCTAGGCCACTCTTCATCATCGGCAGGAACGGTGCTAGTGCACCTTCGCCGATACGCCCAAGAGCCGCTTGCAGATTCGCCCACGAGCCGCGAAGCGTCTTACCTGATTCGAGTGCCGCGCCACCGATGTTGTCTCGGATGACCTTCTGGAAGGTAGCGGCATCTACCTTGCCTTCCTTGACCATCTTCGAGAGATCGTCGGCTGACTTGCCGTACTCTTCGCGAAGCCATTGGAAGATGGGAATCCCACGGTCTGACAACATGTTCAGGTCATCGGTGTACGCCTTACCCGAGGTTTGGACCTTGTTCAGGACGTAGCCCATATCGCTCAGGGAGGTACCGGCGATAGTGGCGGCATCGGCGGTGAGTTTGAGATACCTCGTGAGTTCTTCACCGGGTTTGATTCCGGCCGCTACAGCTGAAGCCGCGATAGTCGCTGCGTCGCCCAGACCGAAAGCTGTTCCCTTGACCGATGCCAGGGCGCTTTCCATGATGGCGCTGACACTTTGAGCGCTGTGCCCGAGACCGGCTAGCTTGCCCTTGGCGTCATCAATCGCGGTCATTCGCCGGAGACCCTGAGACAACGCCGTGCCGAGTACGGCACCGGCCGCCAGGCCGACGCCAGCGGCGGCAGTTCTCATCGTGGCACCGATACCGGCCGCGAGGGTAGAGCCCATGCTACGACCGGCCGCATTCACTCCCGGCTGAGCGCCTTTAAGCGCGCCCTCGACCTGACGCGGTACATCTTTGCCTTCGATGACGAGCGACACATACGCGTGACCTAACTCGACAGCCATCGTTCACCCCTTTTTACTGCGAGGTTGGCCGTCTACGCTCAATCTCCCCGCGAATATCTTCGATCGAGAATTCTTGTACTTCTGTATCCGGCTCATTGATCGAGTCGGACTCGGATGGGCGCTGTATCAGCTCTGGACGCTGATTAGCCGGATTGTTGTCGCCTCCCGCACGTTGCCAATTAGCGCCATGCAACGCATACAAGATGTATGACAACATCTCGGTATTGCGGTCCCAACTCCAAGACTTCGGATGCCTAGCCCGAAATAGGGCACTATCCCCGTTCGGGGGCATCCATTCCAGAAAGGATCGGAACTCAATCCAGTCGAGTTCTTCGCTACCGACATCGCGGGCATGCTTTCCGATCCGTAACAGGTCGAAGGTAATCGGCCCCTCATACTCCGTCAGGAGTCTGCGGAGCCCTCCGATTCCCCCGCTGTGATACCCGACGAGGTAACCCATGCTTCAGAGAGGTTGATGATCTGGTCATCAGCCATGGCGTACACCTCTTCCCGGACAGCCGGGCATTCGATTGCGATGAGTTCGCGATACAGCATCGGGTACGACAATGCGCCGTCATTGTCGGCAGCGAACTTAGCGCCGTTGCCCGAAATGAATGCAAGCTTCGGGATAGAGCGGATCTTTCCGTTCACGCGGAACGCGAACCGGTTTTCTTTCTTCTTGCCTTCAGTAGGCGGGACTTCGTATACAGCCATGACCAGACCTCTTCGATACGTTCAGGGTTGATCCGGACCAGGCCCACCGGGCAAGGGAGGTCCGGTCAAAGATTCTTGCCCGGTAGGAATTAGCCGCTTATGGAGTAGTCGGCTTGCCGTCGTTGATGTACTCGCGAATGTTGAACGCGGTAGTACCGTCGACAATTTTGAAGCACTCGAAAGTAACCTTGTATTTGACGATATCGGTATTGACCTGAGTCACGTCACCCACCTTGATCGGTTGAGCGATGCCCGCGATAACACGCTTGGTTCCAAGACCGTTCAAGGTCTCGCACACAATCACCGACTTCGGCAAAGTATCCGAGTTGTGGTCAACCTTGATCTCCATACCCGAAGTCGACGTAGGGTTCTTCACGGTGACATTCAGGTCACCGAACACGGTCTTGAGAACTTCCAAGTTGGTTGCCTCAACGAATTCGACTTCGAGCGTCTCGGAGTAGTCACTCTGGGGGGTCGCGATAATATCGCCGCTGAAGTCCTTCACCTTCTTCACGTCACGCGCTTGGGCGTTGACGATACCGACATCAGAGATACCGCCGAGATCCTTGAATACATTCGGAAGCGGCGTGATTGCGTCGGTCGGCAACGTGGTTCCGAGCGGAGCGCGATAGAAAACACCCTTTACCTTGGGTGCTTGAGGGACATAGACCTTACTGGTATCAGTAGGCAATTGAGCCGTCCTTTAACGAAGACACGCCGTATTAAAGAGTCGGCGCGAAAGCTGTAATCAAATGTTTGTTGCGATGCCCAGACGGGCAGTGAAAACCCAGCGATCAGACAGCTGGACATCCGATTCCGGATGTTGCGCTGGCGCGCCTACTTCCTCATACCCACTGATCCACGCTTTACGGGGCGTGCCATCGTCGGATCGGTATTCCACGAATTCGCCTGGCGAGTTCTCGATAATGTCGAGCACCTGCATCGCCAGTTCTTCGGCACTGACCGGGTTCCAGCATTCAAACGTAAGCATCGGTCCATCGGTAACGATATTTTGTTTAGCTCCACCGACGCGCGTTATGCGTACGAATGAATCCGGCAGCACGGCCGGAGCTGCATTGAAGACAGGGATAGTGAGGTGTCCGGAAAGTAGAGCTACTGCGACGCTGATAGCCGGGTGTCTGCGACTACCGACCAGCATCCAAAGACCTCAGCAAAGTGTGACGTTTTGCGTTCTTACGAATCGTGCGGGGATCGCCGGTAGTGACTGATGCTCGTGCACGGCCATCCGGCCGGGCGGCACCAACACCAGCTTTGACGACGTACTTTCCGCCGTCGATAGATTCCGCACGAGACTTCACGCGGTTAGCTCTGCGACGAACTTCCTCGACCGCTTGCGGAGTGCTTCGCAGCTCACGCAACGCACCGAAGTTCCATTTCATACGTACAGTCATCAGCCGTCATCCCGATCCGTGAGGACCAGCGCCGAACTCCAATGCCCTCCGGCATAGACAGCGATAATGCCGCCTTCGGCGTCGACAACTTCGAGATTGTTGTAATCCGCTTCGGTCCTCACACCGACAGCCGACTCGAAAACGATCGACTCTTCGTACTCTGGATTGTGTACTTCGATTGCCATTAGCCCTCGGTTCTAGTCACGTGAACGACTAGACCGGGATCGAATCCCCAGGGTCCGCCGCTGAAGTCTTCCGGATAGCCGACAACGATGTATTCCGGTTCGCCCGGCAGGATCACCTTGTCTTGAGGTCCGGCCGCGAAGCCGGGAGGCGCGTACAGGTCGCGCTTGATCACCACACGGTCATATCCGGGCCTAACCGCTTGTGTCTCAATGGTTTTCGGGCCGATCGCAATGAGCTTCTGCTCAACAGGCGAAGCCCACTTCTTGATCAGTGAGCCTCTCGGGTCCTTTTCGGGACCTTCGCTGAATCGCCGCGTAGACACCGTGTGCGGCATCGGGAAGGCAACCATCACCACGTCCTTACCGACACGGCACCGAAGGCATACGGGCGCAACGTGATTCGATCCTGTTTGGTGAGCCATGGCCCGCCCGTACGCGAGTCTGGTCCGTAGGTGTTCGAGACCTGGAACGGTCCAGCCGACATCTGCTGTGCCGACATGCCGACTTGATCGGTAGGCGACTCCAAGACCCGAGCGACCATGCGAGACACCACACGCCGGATCACATCCGGCGCGGGATCGGGCACAGGCCGGGGCCGAAGGTGACCGGCCACCAGATCCGAAGCCTCATCAAGAAGCCCCGGCACCCTGGACAACTCAGAAGTATTCAAAGAGCGCCCTAGACGCGCTTCTACATCCTGATTAGTCGCCAGGGCCATCACGCACCGCCCGTGGCCTTCGGAGGCCGACCACGGCGCTTAGGGGCCTCATCTACCCGGCGTTCCGCCTCCGCCTCCGGTTCCGGCTCAGCCACCGGCGAACCTGATTCGATCAGATGAGCACCGAGACGGATATCAGGCGGGATGGAGTCCCCCGCCTTCAACTGGACGACTTCGCCATTCTCGCGGAATGCGCAAACAATGCCGTCCAGATCATTGCGAATAGTCGCCATATCGAACCTTCCTCAACGCCGAAGACGAGACCTCAGCGTTACGAATCAACTTTCGATCAAGCGACAGTGCCGACAAAGATCTTGTAGGGGTTCTCGATGATCGGCTGACCGATAGCATCCACAAACGTATATTGCCGGAAAGGCGGACCTTCTTTGATAACCACACCGACAATGCCAGGCGCATCCTGGAACGTGTATTCGGTGCTCTTTGCGTCCAGGAGTTCCAGCGCGGTAGCCGACATACCCCAAGCCATGTAACCGAGTTCCCGGAGATCATCCGGAAGGAACACTACAAGGTTATCTGCGATCACGCGGGTATCCACATTGTCGACCGACAGCTTGGTGTCGTAATGCGGCAGCAGGGTAGGAAGACCAAGCGACACAAACAGTGCGTTGATATCCTCCAAGCTCGCCAAGGTACGGCCGGTCTGAGCACCGTAAATCATATTGATGATCTCCTTGTTCCGCTGAAGAGCACGAATGATCTTCTGAGAAGTCAGGAGATGGCCGGGCGAAGTGCCGTTATCGTTCACCCAGATATCCGACCATGCAAGCATGTCGGTAACCGGGGTCGCGTTAGCAATGTCGGTCCACAAAATTCCAGCGGTCGCCTTGTGGTTAGCCGGAATACCGTAGTCGGCTTCCGCCACAAGACCATTCTCGTTGATGGACAGCTTGCCATCGGAAAGAACATCGCCCCAAGCCAGTTCGACACGGTTGCGAATCTCGTTGGTCAGGTTCTCGGCATCGTTGTAGATCGCCTGCACCAGCTGTTCCTTTGCGGTGCCTCCCAGACGAGCATATTCGAGCTGTAGACGCTCGTACTCGCCCAGGCCCAGCGAAGACGACAGCGGAGCCAGCGGAACACGCTTTTCGGTACCCGAGTCTCGTTCGCTGACCGAAATCCGCCCGTCGAACGACCGGTACTTAGCGGTCCGGGACTTCTTGACGATTTCCAGGAAGTCGACCATGTTGGTTGGCTTGAAGACTTCCGGGAACATGGCAGACAGCGCATTACCAGTAGGTAGCGGCTGACGCCGGATATAAGTAGTCAGCGCATCGGGAACGATAGGCGCATCATAGAAAATAGCCATCTATAGATTTCCTTAGTAAGTCGCCGCTGAGATCAGTTCGTGAAGACGATGAGCGGCAGCTTGGTACGCGCATTCGCATCGAGGCCATTACCGGCCGGGAGCTTCGCCGCATCTACGAACCCGTGCTGAACGATCGCAGCACCGATCCGGGTATCACCCGCACGGACCGGAAGCGAGCTGAAGAGAATCCCGACAGGGTTCTCAAGACCAGCGTTAGGGCCGGTCGCGCCCGGTGTATACGGGCCGTACAGACCGGAGGCCGTCACCTTGCCGAGCACAATCCCGGACGGAAGGTAATCTTCCGGAAAGTGGGTTGCCTTGGTGAACTTCGAAACGTCCAGGGTGATCGAAGGGCTATCATTCGGCCCCGCACCATGCTTCGACTGAAGCCATGCACGATTTTCACCACGGTAGGTACCGATAGTCCGAACAGTAATACTAGTCATAAATTCTTCCTGAGACTCTATTGAATCCATCCGCGACGCCGCGCCGCTTCCTCACCGGCAGCAATACCGGACGGCTTATTCGTCTGCGACGGATTGCCCTGTTGAGGATTCGGCCGAGGGCCTGGAGCTGGATTAGGAATCTGGTCGGGAACAGCACCCCGCCATGAAATAAGCGCATCGGCGGAGGCTTCCATCTCTTCTTGAGTGGTACCTGTCACCAAAGACGCCGGAATGCCCTTGGCATCCGCCACGTCACGCCGCAGCTTGTCCAGCTGCATTTCAGCGACGAGCTTTTCCGCCTGTTCTGCGCGTTGGCTCGCCTTCTCGATCTCCGAAAGCTTCTCCGCTTCCGCCCGATCGAAAAGCCCAGCCTTTTCCTTCAGAGTGTCATAGTCGGCATACTTGGCTTCTTGCCGCGCAAGCCGGGTCTGAATAATCCGGTCCAAGTCTTCTTGTGAGGTAATCGCCTGGAAAGCATTCACAGGTTCCACCACACCGTTACCCTGATCAGCGGTAGCGGGATTCACATCAACCTTAGAATCGGTCATAAATATACACTCTCCGTAACTCGTCAGTATCGATCCGTCCTTCATCCGCTGGACGTAAGCGTTATTACTTGTTCGAATCCATCTGCCGATACGCGGCCATAATGGATTTCGCAGTACGGGCACCACCCGCGAGCTTCGCCGCCTCTGCATAGTCGGCATTCCACCGCTCTACATATTCAGGCGGCTCATAAGTCATCCCCGGCCGAACCGGGACAGCCACACAGCGGCAATTCTTGTGATAGCGATCCACGCGGAGAATCTTCACCGCATAAGAATCCATATCGTATTTGGCCGTCTCTTCGGAGCCGTAGACAGCGCCACGCGTCGCGGTCATCTGACAAAACCGGCAGGCATCCGGCTTAGCGTGCCGAGCCCACTTCGCGCCGGTCTCTTTCCGCACGTTGTCCGTGATCGTCCTGCGGGCCTGGCCGTAAAGGTCACGTTGAGCAACCGCCGTCAGCGCGTGCAACGCTACGGTCTGCGTAAGCGCCCAAGCTACTTGCCCCGCAATGGTTTGCGGCTTCGGGATAAGAGCTGTGACTACATCGAAAATCAGGTTCGGTGCTGACCGCTTGTAGAAGTCGGCTGCCAGGTCATTCGCCGCCGCAGCTCTTGGAGTCCATATCTCCGGAACCGCTTCCGAAAGCCAAAGACCTTGTGTCGCCGTATCAAACGCACTTGACCGGTTGAACTCGCGAACGATATCCGCGAACATCGAATCAGTGAGATCCGACATCAGCGATTCGAATACTTCTACTTCCGAAAGGCTAAGCGTCGGCATCATCACCGCCTGTCCGGCGCGAAGCGATAGCGGCTACTTCGGGGTTCTGCCGGGCAGCTGCCCCGGCAGAAGGGAGACCACTCACCAGCTGGCGCACGCGAGCCGTACGCTTGTCCTCGTTCACGCGGGCCTGGTCCTGCTGAGACAAGCCGATACGGTCATAGGTGACAGCAGAATCCGGGGTGAGAATCCCGGCAGAAGTCAGCTTCAACGCTTCGTCGGCAGCGGCGGCGCGCGTCGGTGTTGCCGCGTCCTGCCACTTCACATCGATAGACCGGAAGAACCTCGGATCAACCTCGCCATCCCTGACAAGCAACGCCAGATACGCAATCTCGCGCCAAGCCTGACCGAAGTTGGTTTGGCGACGCTCGGCACGCTTCACCAACCGGTATTCCATCTGGCGGATAGCGTCGGCACTGGCTGGATTTTCTCCAGACGCGAACCCTAGATACGTCGGCGGAATGCCAGATTCCGAAGCGATCAGCTGGGAGTAGGCCCGGATGAGTTCCACATACGGTGTCGGTGGCGCGGCGGAGAATTCACCGACAATCGGCAACTCTCCGTCTTCATCCCGAGGCAGCAAGTTAAAGCGGCCCATTGCCGCCCGCCACCCTGCCCGCATCCGATCATCTTCGGAAGAGTCTTCGCTTACCCCGAACTGTTCAGGTTCCGCACCGAGCGCGTAACGCTGTGGAGCGGAATAGAATTCGCGGTTGATCTCCATGCCGAGCATCGTTCGACAAGCTGCGTCAGTGTAATACATCACCGGCCGCGTAATCTCGCTCCGGCCGCGAAGATCGAAGGCTCTATCACGATTCCGAAGCTGCGCGACTGGAACCCGATTCAGATTATGAACGTCGCGGTCGACAACTTTTAGCGTCTTACTTGTGCCTGTAGCGTTGATCAGCGAATCAGCTTCGCGCGCTAGCGTGATGGTCTCATTCGGCAGATACAGAGTCTCTAGAACGATCTGACCGAGTTCGTTCCAGGTCTGCGACAGGGCCGCTTTCACCCGGCGTGCCCGATAGTCCCAAATCGTCGTCGCACACGACGAAGAATCAACTGTCACAAGAACTTCCGGTTCGCCTACCGTCGTATCCCCACGGCCGACAGTGACGAAGCCTGTGCCCGTAATCAGCGTGTCCAGGTGCACCCGTGAGGCTTCGATGCCTAGAAGGTTGTCCCGGTAGACCTCATCAAGGCCGTTCAATTCGTCAGTGACGGAAGTCCAGCCTTGCCAGTCCAGCCGCTCTTCGAGCACATCGACGACGGTGCCGGGCCACCCGACCGACACGGCAAGGTCTGTGAGTTGAGGCGGTACCGAGATACCGAGTTGCCTCACCGCTTGTCGGCCCTCGTAATAGAGTTGCTTAAGCCGGTTGACTTCTGCATACCAGGTGATCCGTCCGCGAAGCTGCCCAAGAAGGGAGGCTTCATCGTCGGAGAGGGTCAAGGTAGGCAGCGTGATATTTGGATTCGCGCTCACTAGTCCTCTTTCAGAGAACCAACGCTTTGCGTGTCCTCTTCTTCCGTTTGATCGGCTTGCCCGTGACAAGGCCGTAAAGGGCCAGAGTCGCGGCGACTACCGGCGTAATATCAGATGCCGCATTCTTGCGACCCCAAGCCCACATATCCCCCAGAGGGCGTTTACGCGCAGACTCGATAGCCGAATTGAATAGCGGCTGATTAGGGTGACGCATAGCTCGGTTCATCACCGAGTCATAGAAAAGACCACAGGCAGCGCCGAACTCGCTCGGCGAAAGCTTGTGAACGGGTACTTCAAGTTGTTCAAGCTCCGGCACCAGAGAAGAAGCCGGGCCGTCCACTACGACAGCAACCGGCCCCCATTGCGCGACAAGCGCAGTCAGATACGAGAGAACCCAATCAGTACCACGCCGGTTTTCAATGACCTCAACGTGGTACAGGCCATCTTCACGCATCCCAGCGACACCAACAGAAGCTTGCGAACGATCCGGCGAGATATCCACCGCGAACGCCAGTTGATCCCCGGCTTGTGAAGCGCCATCCGCGACCAGGCCCCAACTAGTCGCATCAATGACCGCGTTCGAAACCACGGCATCCCAGATACCCAAACGTTCCCGCATGAACGTCTCGTCATCCATGACCGAGCGTTCATCCCGAATAGTGTCCAGCTGGAGGCGTATACCGGCGGCGGGGTTCGCGTCAAGCCATGTCTGTATGTCGTCTAGATCGGCGTCCTTGTCGGCGCTCCATTCCATCCAACTCAGCCGGGGATTCTTTCCCTCGAACGCATCGTTGCGGATACCGGTGAAGACTTCACCATTCGCGGTAGGCCCCGGCACAGTGCCGACAAGGATCTGTTGCGGCATCGCAGAAGCCGAGATAACTGGTAGCAGCGCCGCGATTGATTCACTCGTACATTCCTGAATCTCATCGAGCACCAAAACGTCTGTCGAAAAACCGCGACCCGATGACTTCGATCTAGCGGCGAACTCAATAGAACCGCCGTTGTTAAGCACGATCGCTTCTTGCCCGTTGGTACGCCGGACTTCTTGCACCATATCGGCAAGTTCCGGGTACTTCTTGGGATTCTCGAAGAACGACGCGATACGAAGGAAAGCCTTACGGGCCGTCTTCACCTCATGCGCAGTATGAAGAACTCTCAGACTCAGCTCTACAGTGTAGTAGAGTTCGACCATTTCGATAAGCGCATTCTTGCCGTTCTGTCTCGGAACGGTCATCGCACAAATCGAGTTCTTCCACCGACCGGCTTCTACCGACATCCAATGACGTAGAACTAGCTCTTGCCAAGGGTCCGGGATCAACCCGTACTTAGTGGCTAGGAAGATGGCTTCTTCAGCCTCTGTCCATCTTCCTGCGCGGGATAGTAGAACCTTCGGCTTCTGATTGCCGAGCGGTCCGTCTCTGTTCAAGCTCATCGAGCGGCGTACCTTCTTTGACGATAGGAGTAAGCGCCGCGATCTTTTCTTGAACTTCCAAGTACATCTTGAATAGAGCGGCATACGGCTGCCCTCGCGAATCAGCCATGCGTAAGACGAGTTCGGAGCGCGCGGCAGTGAGGGCCTTCACTAGGTCCGGATCTTCCATGTCATCGAACATGCGAAGACCTCCAAAACATAAGTTGACTAGTAACGTGACTCAAGATAGTCTTGTCTCAACAACGAGAAAGGCAGAAGCAATGAGCACGCTTGATCGGGTACACGAAGATCACGAAGCCTTCGTTTACATCGAAGAGATGGACCATCTCCGATACTGCGATGCGCTCACAGAAGCCCTCAACTGGAAGTAGACAACCTGCCATGCAGGCCCCGGAACAAATGCCGGGGCCTCACTCAAAGAAGTAGAGATCTCAATGAGCATCGATCGATCTTTCGCAAAGTGCGTCATACGCGGCTGCAAGACCAGGAAGGCAGTAGACAAGCCGATTCAGTTCGAGCATGAAGGCGAATGGATCAACCTGAATGCCGGATACTGCGGTTGGTACAAGGCTGACGACGCTTACAGCCGGTTCGTGAAGACGTACGGGCTATATTGCCCTGATCATTGGTCCGGACTGAAGTGGACTCGCCTTAACGGCACAGTCAACACGGAAAAGGTTTGCGACGGGCGCTGCATGGGGGCTATTGGCCCGTCCTGTGACTGCTCATGCGGCGGAGAGCTTCACGGAAAGAACTCGGCAGTGATCATCGGAGATCTTCTTTAGCCGATAAGTTGACTCGTAACGCGAAACGTGTTTAACTAGATCCAGCACACCGACAAGGAGATAAAATGGCTACCATCATCGAGAACCCGACCTACGCAGACCTGCAAGTAGGAGACATGATCGAATACCGCTCCGGCGTACAAACCACCGTGACCGAGATCGAGAACGATGGGCCTCATTTGCCCATCAAAGGTGCGGGTGTCTCTTATAGCGATAATCGTTCTACCGCCGTAGTGATCAGTGGATACGCTTCAAACAAAATCGACGGCATCATTCGTCGGCCCTGATCTCCCGAACTATCCAGGCAGGACAAGAAATGATCAAGTACCGCGAGAGTCTGCTTTATATCGGGGTGTTCCTGATGTCGGCTTCGGCCGGAATCATCCTGCGCAGTATCTTCAGCCGCTAGAATCAGGCCAACCGCCCCCGCTTCGGCGGGGGCACCTAGAACAAGGACTTCATTATGGGAATGACCGGCGAATACCTGACGATGGCGCAAGCATGCGGCCAAGAACCAGTTTCCGCGCTCACCTTCGTGCCGGGCGAAGATTTCGACCTAGACGACCAAGACGAAGTCGAAGTGGTCCGAGAAGCGACGGCAAACGATACGTCGGACCGACTCCGGTACCTGCAAGACGAAAACGCTCGACTTCGCGCATTGATCGGAGAGAGCTAATCATGTCAGCGACCAACGCAAGCAAGGCGCTCAACTTCTGCCGGTTGATCTCACACGAAGGAATCGTATACCTACCCGGACCGGGCTATCTCGCCGAAGAATTCGGATGGGATGCCAAGACCGCGACAGAAGTCCTGAAGACCCTCGTAACCTCCGGCGATTTGGCCGAGTTCGAGCCCAATTTCTACCGTGTAGCCAAGCAAACTTGGCAGCCGAAATGAGAAGGAAGTCTAATTATGACGTTCCACCCTCCGAAGAAGCTGATCCTCAAAGTCGAAGTTGAGATGACCGAACAGCAGTCCGAAGCATGGCACCGCGCGAATGAAGTAGCGGACGACGCCGGATTAGTTGCCTCCATCGAGGCCAGTTTCAACAACACCCCGCACTTTTCAGCGACCGTAAAGGAAGTCCTTGAACTCCAAGAAGATCGCGGAGCCGGTTGGTTCAACGTCATAGGAGAAATAAAATGAGCTTCGTAGTACTCAACCCGCACAGCAACACCAACCCGACAGATAAGTACTGGGTTGTCGAGCACTCGCATTGGAACCAGTGTGTGAACAGCGGACATATAGACCGCATCACACACAACGGCGATTTCGACAACTACCGCGACGCTGACGAACATTGCCGAACGCTGAACTTCAACGCGAGCACCAACCCTCCGAATGATCCACTCTGGGATTCAATGGACAATTGACACGGCTTCCCTGATGCCCCCCACTACGGCGGGGGCATCCAACGCAAGGATGAACACATGACCGCTCCACACACGAAACTCAAAATAGATTTGGTTCACGAAGTCTTTAACCGTCTTGATGCTCGCGTCAACGACGTAACCAAGCACGGCGCGCAAATCGAAGACGATCTTTCCGAACTCCATGCCCGCGTCGCTGTATGGGCGCTTACCATGCTGGACAGCCGGACAGCGGGCGAACCATGGAACGAGGATCTATGGCGAGAAGACGCAGACAGCGTTCTAGAACAGTTCGACCCAACCAATTTCACACATGAGTTTTGGCCCAACGCCCCCCGGACGCGCGATCCGCTCTTGGATCTGCTGAACAATATCGATCGGGAACCATAATGCGGCCCGGTCTCCAAGGAGATTATGCCGACACGTGCGTCGCCTGCCTCACGCCTACCGATACCGCCCTAGGGGCGAATGGTGACGCCGAATGGATCGTAGGTTTCCTAGTCTCCTTGGGTATCGAATTCGAAGAAGCGCTAAGGACTCTCGGGTGGTCTGAAGACTCGGTTCCAGGCGGAGTCATCCAAAAGACTTTCCGAGTTTGTAAGTCCTGCGCCGATCGAAACGGGTTCCCGGTAGCACTCTGGATCACAGGGACTGAAATCCCGTTCATCACTCAGGCATAAGATTCGAAAGCCAGGCCCCCCTCTTCGGAGGGGGCCTTTTTCATGCCCTCATTGCGATCCTGAGCCACTTTCACGGCTCCCTGGACTACAGGTGCAACCACGGTAGGACTACAGCCCTAGAAGCGTCCTTCTCGGGATACAGGATCGGCAACATCATCTCGAACATCCGCCCCGCCATCTCGAAGGCTGGAGAGTAGAACATGACTTGATCCGAATAGATGCATTGGAATGTAAATCCGGCGTTTGTCGGCACTCTATAGACCTCAAGCCGGTAATAGTCTCTGAACATCGAATCTTCCCAGCTGAGGGGTTATTTTCGCAAAACTTTTCCGATGTTTTCAGCTCGGGGGGATATTGGACAGTATGCCTGAGAACTGACAAGCAGGCCCCTAAGGGGGTCCTAGGCCACCCTTACAACACTCAGCAGAGGGTGTCCAGGCTCCAGCTCGACGAGCGCCGCTTCCAGCTCACGAATCCGGTCCAGATAGGTTCGACGTTGCAGCATCTCCGCGATGTTGTCTCTATCGGTGACGGATTGCAGATGGTCCGGATTCACGCATGCACTGTTACCGCAAATGTGGTGTGCACGCATCGAGCCTAGGGGCCTACCTAGTTTGGCTTCGAGCACCAGGCGGTGAATGTAGAGGGTTACATAGGTTTTGCCGACTCGATAATTATACTGAGGATAGCCTTTGTTGATAGTTCGAAGCCAGATTCGACAGTCGCCTTTGGGTTCGGTCATGCCGTCTACAACCGCAAGTATTGATGGATAGTCGAGAGCTTCATGCGCTCTACGAAGTGGTGACCTTCGGTCTATTGGTCGTCACCTCC